CCACGCCACGCCCACCACAGACCGTACGCGGTCGTACCTTCTACCAGGGTTGGGGACAGTCAGGTCACAACTGGGCCATGGTGGTTCAAAACGGTGACGTCTCGGATAGCTTCCCGGCCCCCACCGCCGCGGCAGCACAAGATCGCTTGCGCAGTTATCAGAACGAACGTCCTGGTATAGCTGTGTGGCTGGTGCCACTGGAGCCAGAGCCTGACCGTGAAGGCAAGCCGGGATGGCGCTTGACCTGGACCATACGCCGGGGCATAAAGCCCGCCACACTCATCGTGCAGGCTGACAGCGCGCGCCAGGCCCTGGATCTGGTCAAGATGCGCGATGCCAGTGCCCGGAGGGCCCGGGACATGCGGGTAGAACCTTATCAGCCTCCCGAGTATCAGCCTCCCGCCGCCAGGCCAGCCAGCAGCACGGTCATGGGTCCACCACGTCAGAACATCAATCACGATCCCTATGCCAACTATGCCATTGTACAGGTCCAGGACAATCGCGTGGTGTTGCCGTTCCGCCGCGACAACGATCGGGAAGCCATGGAGTTCTATCAGGAGTGGGTCAAGGAACGGATGAACCCCCGAGGTTATCAGTTGGTGCCTTTTCTCCCGCCTGTGGGGTGGAGAGACCCCAATCTCACGGAATCACAAGAACTCACAGAAGTCAAGATGTCACCATCAGCGCTGCGGCAGTTCCTGGCCAGCCCCGAGGCTGCGGGCATCCGTGCGGGCTTTGAGGCCGAGATGGTGTTCCGCGATGCCCAGGGCGATGACGACGTTGATGAAGGTGGATATGACTATAGCCAGGACGAGCGGGCCCGCAGCATAGATCAAGTCATAGAGTTTTTCGAGGGCGGCCAAGAAGGCATCAGTTTCAGGCGGGCCCAGCGACTGCGTGCTGACATGCAAGAACAGTATCTGGACTGGATCCGGGAAAGTTTCGACAACGACTACTTCACTGAATCGCGCTTCATGGAGTGGGTGGAAGAAAACATATGGCCCGAAGTAGAGGATGACTATCGTGAGCAGGCCCGTGACGCCCTGGGCGATGATGAAATCAGCGACGAAGAACTGGAAAAGCAAGCCCTGGAACTGTTCCGCGAAGACGCCGAGCGGGATTATCGGCGCAACGGAGAGTGGAACGAGCGGGCTGACGAAGAGCTGTATAATGACTATATCAGCGAAGCCGACGAAGCGGATTGGCTCAGCGAGAATGGCTATCGTTACATGACCGACGTGGCCGATGCTTGGAACATCGACTGGCCCTACTTCACGGAGTCTAGCGGTTCCGGTGGCCGAGACTGGGCCGACATCGGTGCCAGCCTGGAAGGCATCACGGGCATGCCCGTGGACGTGGGCTCGGGCTATCACAGCAAGAGGCGCATACCCGGCCACTATGTGTTAGAACCCGATGGCAGCATCGACTCCGATGACAGCACAGACTTTGGCCTGGAGATAGTGAGCCCGCCCCTGCCCTTGCCCGAGGCCCTGGAGCAACTGAAGAGAGTGATAAACTGGGCCAACGGCGCAGGCAATGCCTACACCAACACATCAACAGGCCTGCACATGGGCGTGAGCCTGCCCTACAAAGGCGGTGAAGTGGATCCCATCAAGCTGATCCTGTTCATGGGCGACCGGAACATCCTGGAGACCTTTGGGCGCGAGAGCAACACCTACGCGCGTTCGGCCATGCAACGTTTGCAAAGCAAAATAGACGACATGCGAAAAGCTGGCCCAAAGCAGATCTCGGGCATCATGGATCTCATGAAGAAAAATCTCATAGAACTCGCAGACCGAGACTTAAAGCGCGGCGTGCTGGGCAACAAGTATGTCAGCGTGAATCCCCACGATGGCTACATTGAATTCCGTGGGCCGGGCGGTGACTATCTCGCAAAAAGTGATGAGATCGATGATGTGTTGGAAAACACCATGCTGCGGCTGGCCTATGCCATGAATATCGCGGGCAGGCCCGATCTCTATCGAGATGAATACGCCAAGAAACTCTACAAGGTCCTGACCGGTTACCAAGGAACCGAGATCAGCCGTGGCGAGGACGTCTACACCGTGACCTGGGAGCCCACGGGCGAAACAGCACAGGTCGCGGCCACCACAGCAGATGCGGCACGGCAGGCAGTGCGTCGCGTGAGACCCCAGTGGCAGGACGCCAACAGCATGCAGGTGCGCCGGGCCACTGACCAGGAACGTCGAGAGTTTCCCGCACGCCTGAGATACAGCACCGATGTGCAGACACAGGGCGATAGTCCTTTCATGCAACTGTTCGCTGACTATTCTGCCGGCACACTGTCAGGCCCGGAACTCAAGACACGGTGGGCCAAGGCCGTGCTGGACATGGAAAATCGCCAGGACACTCGAGACACCATACAGACGGAACCCCCAACACCGGAACCCCGCAGCAAGACCGGGGCTCGCCGAGCGGAAAAAGCCCGGAAGATCCTGGATCGTCCCTTGGTATGGCGCGTGGAGGACACCAATGACGGTCGCGTGATCCTGGTGCAGGCCAGTGACAAAGATGCAGCACACCGGGAAGCACGCAGGATCGATCCCGGCTTCAACTATCTGTATCACAACGATCCCGACAGTTTCTTGGTGCGGGCCGCCACTGCTGCCGAAACCCAGCAGTATATACAACAGCGGGCCGATGCCCAGGCCGACAGCCAGGAACTGCAGGCACGCCTGGGCGCAGCACCTGGAGCGAGACCGGATCCCAACGCGCTGGCACCGGGAGAAAGCGATTGGCTGGTGCGCTGGAGCGAATATCGCACCGAGACCGGGCGTGCCAACGACGGCACCACTCGCACACGGGAAAGAATGGTAAATGACAGCCTGCGCACCGTGGCCCGCACCGCGGCCGAGGCTTCCCAAAGACTGATCGATTCCTTGAGGGCGCAGGGACGCCAACCTTTCAACGTCACAGCCGCACCTACAGATCCTCCTGCCTGGCGCGCACCACGGCCATTGCCCACCGGCAATCCGAACATGGGTGCACCACGTGCCAACACCACTCGCGATCCTGATGCCAACTATGCCATCGTAAACACTGGGGATGATCGCATCTTGATATCGTTCACTCGCAATACCCCCGAAGAAGCTCTGGCATACTTTCAAGATTGGGTCCGCCCGATGGGCGGCCCCACGGGTTATCAGTTGGTACCTTTGGAGAATGCCGTGCCAGGATCCACCCTGGATATCCAACGGCAGCGACAGCAGGCAGCCCAACAATCACAGGGCGAGTTCACGGGACGTTGGTTAGTGCGTGATCCCAACACTGGACAGAACCTCACAGCGCTGATAGGTCTTGGCAACGTGCAGGCCGATGCCAATCGCGTGGCCGCGGCATGGGTGGCACGCAACCGACCGGACCTGGCAGGTTCGGACATCGAAGTCGTACCGGAGATGAGATAATGCGAGCCCAAGAGTTCCTGCCAGAAAAGATCAACGATGCAGTGTTGGAACCCGACTTCCGCCTGCAGCGCCGCATGAAAAATGGCCTAGTGATACAGGCGCGTGGTCAAAAAAGATATTCCGACATGCCCGACAGTCGTGGCGTCAAGATAGAGATCTTTGATCCTGCCACAGATCCCGAACTGCGATGGCCCGTGGCCGATGTGTCGTTCGCCGCCAAACAGGATCGCGACACCGGTGAGTGGTATCTCTCCAGCCTCAACACCGGCACCAAAGAAGCATATCGTCGCCGCGGGCTGGCATCGGCCATGTACAACTTTGCCCGCATGCTGGACAACGAAGTGCGACCCAGCAGATTGCAGACCCATGCCGGCGCGGATTTCTGGCAGCAGGGCGGAGCCGGTGCCGGCAAACCCTTGGAACTCTCCGACGAGCCGGTGTTCCGCAGCGAACCTCCCCCACCGCCACCAGAACCCACCAAGCCCCAGCCTCAAGGATTCCTGCAGCGCTGGCGTCGTATCTTGGCGCCGGGACGTGATATCAAGAAAGCCCAGACAACATGAGAGACATATTAGATCGACTGGATGAAATCGCAGGCCTCACCGAAGCCGTGAACCCTGAGCTGGAAAGCATGATCCAGGCCGCGGGGTTTGATACCAAGTCCAGTGGCAACCGCATGTCGGTGCTGGTGCAGATACCCGATGGTGCAAAGAAGAACGAATACCGTAAAAACATATTCCGTGATCTCCTGGCCACGCTGCTCCGGCAAGCGCCGGATCTCGAACCCTATGCTGGTGTAGACGCCAAGATCAGCAGCCTGGGCTTTATAGGATTTGCCAACGATCCCACCAAGATCGTGGTCAAGGACGTAGGAGTGCAGGGCGAACGCAGCGCTGGTGTGGCCAACGAAGCCGAGCTGGCCAGCATACTACAGAGCATGGTGGAACGCTATGGCAAGATCGACGTGCGGTTCCAGGATCCACGCGGCAAGACCTTGGACATCCGAGATGTCACAGACGTAGAACTCGTGGGCAAAGATGTCAAAGAGCGCAAAAAAGCCGACGTGGTGCTGAAAAGCGAAAAGCAACGCTTGCCTGTGAGTCTCAAGAAACTGGACGCAGAGACCTGGGAAAGCGCTGATACCATGTTTGGCAAGAAAGCCCGGGAGATCATCGACGATCTCGTGGACCGGGGTGTGGTAGAACTGCGCAAGTTGCCAGGCGAAGATGGCTACGCTCTCAGCAAAGAGATCGTGGTAGAGCCCACGGAAGAAGAAGCCATGAGCGCTATCTTTGGTTCGGACATAAATCCTCAGGGCGGCATCGTGATACAGACATTCCGTCCCGAGCACTTCCTGCAGGAAGAAGACAAGATCACCATAGAGTGCCATGCCGTGATCAAGAACAAAGAAGACATACCCGAGAGCCATCTCATGGTGTGGTTGATCCGCAACAATGCTGGTAGGCTCAGCAAGAGCCTGGGCATACGTGGTTTGAGGCCTATGGCTTCGGTGCTGACCCGGGCCATAGGACGCCGCGGCGACAAAGACGTGATACTGGTGGACAAGGATGGCAACGTGATAGAGCGTCCCAGTCGTGCCGAGAAAAAAGCTGACCTAGACCAGGAGCTTGACCGTGTGACCACAGGGCCCAGACTCACAGGGCCAGGAGCGCGAGCAGCACGGTCGCGCGCAGAACCGCGCCGTGACGTGGCCACGCTGGGACGGGAGCGCAGGCGGTGATCTCTGCGCTGTGCCGTGATCCCAACGGTAATTTTTCCGCCAGCAAATTCTGGACCAACGTGGCCTATGCCACTGCTACCTACGTGGTGATAGCCAATGCCAATTCCACCAACTGGGAGTTACTGCTGGTGTACGTGGCCACTGTGGGCGGTTCGGAAGTGGCCAAAAAGTTCCTGAACATGCGTTACGGCAACGGAAATAGCAACAAAAATCCCGAATAACACAGTATCAGTGACCACGGTAAATAACTGATGCGATTCAAAGAATTCCAAGAACCCGTACAAGAATACGAACACCTTACCCCGCGCGCCGAAGAAATCGAAAAGCGTCTGCACCAGCTTGGTTATACCTATCTGGGCGGCGGAGCTGACGCCACGGCCTGGGCAAAAGATGATGGCAGGGTCATCAAGATCATCATGAGCGAAGGGGATTCCAACAAACCCGCCATGAAGACCTTCAAGAGATTCCTAAAACTCACACAGGCCCGCCCCAGCTCTCATTGGCCTCGGTTCTTTCCCATGCAGGACGAACAAGGACGCAGCAGCGTGTTCGCAAAATTCCGCATCGGCAACAGAAATTACCTGCAGATCGCCATGGAACAACTGGAGGATATCGACGACGTAGAAGCCGAGATCATCGAGATGATGTCAGCATATATCCAGGACAATCGGGACCTTGGGCAGTTCCTCCGGGGACTAGAAAAATATAACTACGCCCGCGACTGGGTCAAGAAAAACAAGAAGCAGATACCGAGCCTGTGGCAGGCCGTCAAGGATGCTTACAGCAAGGCCAACTGGCGATATGAGTGGGACCTACACGGCGGCAATGTCATGAAACGCAGTGATGGCACCTATGTGATAACAGATCCCTGGATCCGCTGGAGCTAGGCCATGCGTGCCCGTGAATTCCAACCCCTACAAGAGATAAATCTCAGCGCGGAACAAGATCTGTTCCCGGACGGTGTGCCCCTGGACAAGATCGAGGTAGACCCCAGCCAAACCCGACCCGTGAATCAAAAGCTCGCAGCGTTCCAAGACCTGTCAGCACCCGACATAATACCCGTGGACGATTACGCAGGAGAGTATGTGCCGCTTTACTCGGCATCGGGATTCGTGGAGCGCGATACCGGTCGTGCCGTGGCTGTGATCATGTACGATGACAGCAGTGTAAATTTTCCCGGTAATCCCCAAGACGTGCGGCTTATCGCTGTGGATCCCCGATATCGCGGACAGGGCTTGTCCCGTGCGCTGTACAGTCAGCTGCGAGCCCGACACACTCTCGTGGCCGATGATTCACAGAGTCCTGCTGGTGCCAGGCTCTGGGTCAACATGGCTGCGGCAGGCATACCTGTGCAAGGTTGGATACAGTTCAACTCTAACCGCACGCCCCAGGAACTGGATGCCGAAGGTGGCCGTGAATATGTACGCAGCCTAGAACTCATGGGAGCCCAGCCTGCTCCGGTGTCGGGTAGATTCCCCACCTATGTGTTTCCAGTGAGCCCACAGCGGGGAGTCATGGATACCAACGTGCGCACGCCCGAAAACATACATGTGTATCGCCGGGGCTATATCAATCACTATGACATAGGCCTCGTGGCCTGGCGGGGATAACCATGAGAGCCCGAGACTTCATCACGGAACGTCAGCGATCATGGGGCATCGGCGACATCAATCTCATTTTCGACGAACCGGGTCCTGGAGATCCACCCGAAAAGGAATATCATCTACGAGATCGGCAGATAGAACGCGGAGTATCGGATCAAGAACGTGATGCGATCTTGAAACAGTTGCCCATGGTACGGCGCCGTATGATGGAATTCACTCGAGGACAAGAGTTCTGGCTGTATGACCCAAAACTCAACAAAGCCGTGGGCCTCAGGGTCATGGATCACAAAGATAAAATCTACAAAGTGGCCACAGTGTTTGGCAGGCTGCCAGCGGACGCAGACCATGTGCTGCATGTGCCGGGTGTGGATCCTGCATCACTGCAGGAAGGCTGGCGCGACACCCTGGCTGGCCTGGCCTTGGGCGCTGGCGTGGCCATGGGGTCACCGGCCCAGGCTGCAGGCACAGAGACAGTGGTGGTGCAGCCTGGACAGACCGTGTACAGCATCGCTCGTGCGTTTGGCACCACACCCCAGGTCATACAACGATTGAATGGGCTGGGTCCTGACTTCCGGGTCGAAGTCGATCAAGAGATCCTTGTGCCTAAACTGGGTAGAACGTCAGAACCGGTGCAGACCAAACCCGCTGCAAAAACTCCTGTGGCCAACAAAAAACCCGCTGCTGCAGCACCGGGGGCAGCTGCCAAACCAACCAAGAATATCGATGTCAACCGGACTCTCACCGGCACACGTGGCGAAGCCCTGGTCACACAGGCCGCTGTCAAGGCTGGCATACGCAAACGCAGTGAATTGGCCGCACTGCTGGCACAGACCGCGCACGAAAGCAATGATTTCCGCGTCATGGGCGAAGATCTCAGTTATTCAGCGCAGGGACTCATGAAGACATTTCCCTCGGCATTCCCCACGGCACGCATCGCCAGTCAGTATGCCAATCGTCCCCGGGACATAGCCAATCGTGCTTATGCCAACCGTAACGGCAATGGCGACGAAGCCAGTGGTGATGGCTGGCGCTATCGGGGTCGTGGTTACATACAACTCACTGGCCGTGAAAACTATCGTCGCGCTGGACAAGCCTTGGGTTTGCCCTTGGAAAAACAACCTGACATAGCCAGCCAGCCCGAGATCGCGGCCCAGATAGCGGTATGGTATTGGAAAAATCGCACCAAACCCAACGTCCGAAACTTCTATGACACGCGCCGTGTCACAGCCACCATAAATCCAGCGCAGGCTGGCGCCCGTGATCGCCAAGAAAACTTCGCTGATTTCTATCAGTATCTAGGCAAGCGAGACGTTCGCACATGAAATCTCGGGAAGTCATCACTGAACTATTTGATCGTCCCTATGCCTTGAGATGGCGTGGTGTCGGCACTGCCCTGGCCCGTGACGATGAAAATCGTGTGCTGGAATTTGAATTCAGTTTCTGGCCTGACACCGACACTTTAGAATTGGCATTCACCCGTGGCGGCCGCACCGATGCCACAGGACAAGGCGATGCTGCCAGAGTGTTCGCCACGGCCATACAGGCCATGCGAGAATTTTTGTCACAGCGCAGGCCACCTCGCAGGATAGAATTCACTGCGCAAGATCCTGCACGCACAAAATTATATCAACGCATGGCGGATCGCCTGGCCAGTGATTATGGATACCGCAGAGTAGCACCACTCCGGTATGAGCGATCATGAAAGCCCGTGAATTCGCCAATACCAAACTGGTGGTGTTTGACATTGACGACACGCTGGTCAACACTGACACACGTGTGAATGTAGTGCGGGATGGTGAGGTTGTCAAACAACTCAACAGCCATGACTTTACGCACTACAAACTACAGCCCGGTGAAGAGTTTGACTTTGGGCGTTTCCGTGATGCTCGTGAATTCTACACTAACGCCAGGCCCATAGCACCCATGATCGATCGTCTCAAGAGAGACATCGCCACGGGCAACAAGGTCATCATGCTCACAGCACGCGCAGACTTCAATGATCGCGATGTGTTCCTAGACACTTTCCGCAAGTATGGCATAGACATGAACCGGGTGCATGTGTACCGTGCTGGCAATCTACAGACGCGTGCGGCAACTGAAGAAAAGAAAAAAATAATCCTCCAGCATCTCTTGGGCAAACAACACTACGACAAAGTCATCATGTACGACGACAGCGTGCCCAATCTCAATGCGTTTCTCACATTGAGCAGTGACTTTCCATGGAGCCGATTCTACGCCTGGCATGTGGATCCCAACGGTCGTGCCACCGAATACCACCGCAGCGGACTGCGTGAAGATTCTGACACAGAAAATCTGCCGTCGGTGACACGGGCGCAGCAGGCCATACCCCAGATCCTGGCCCGGGCACAACGGGATTACGATGCCTGGGACGAAGAGGATCGCGATACCTATGCCGGTGGCGGCATCTGCCACATCATAGCCGACAGCGTGTGTGATGTGTTGAGTGATGCAGGCATTGAATGCACCTCGGTGAGCTGCAGCCACGAGCAGCATGTGTATGTGGCAGCGCGGTTCGCTGAAGGCGTCTACACCATAGACATACCCTACCACATCTATGAACAGGGCGGGGGCTTTTCATGGAAGAAACTGCCGGACGTTAGATTTGAACCGCGTGACGTGGTGTTCTATCGTGTGAGCGGTGATCCCGCGGATTGGCGTGACTATCTAGACGAAGGTCTGCGCGACATCGTCAATTACATACGCAACATCGGCAGCGAGCAAGATGCGCCCATAGTCATGATGACCAATCCGCAAAACACCGGGGCACGCACAGCGTCGGGCCAGCGCATGCGCATCGAGGACTTCCCCCTCAAGACCGTGGCAGTATCAGAATTAAAACCCTGGGAACCCATGATCAAGATGCAGGACTTGCCCAGCCGGCGTACCGTGGCCAGCCTCATACGGACATTACAGCAAGGAGGACGCATACCGCCCTTGTTGGTCACACCAGTGCGCGGAGGCTATCGCATCATAGACGGGCACCATCGCTACTTTGCTTTGCAGCAGGCGGGAATTGAGCAGGCACCGGTGCGTGTGGTGGATCCCCGGTTGATACGCTACAGCAACGAGGTCATGGAAGCCTTGAAAACAACCTTGAGGCGTTATGGACACCTGGGCACACAGGCCATGGCCGAAGGCCGCATCAGTGATCTTGATATAGACCTGCAAGACCAGCAGTGGGACTCCGTGGTGGGACGAGTCGAGCATGGTGTGCGCCGTGGTGAAGATCCTGACGTCATGAGCCTGGCACTGTATCAGTGGGCCACGGGCGAGATGTTTGACATGGATGAAGAACTGGAGCGGCGCGGCTTTGGCAGCATAGCGGATCTCCGGGATCATATACGCGACCATGGTGGCAGATATGTGCCTCCGGAGTTTGATCTCGGTGCCGCTGGATCCATCAAGGACATCGAGCGGCTGCCACGCCGGCGGCCCGATGATGTATCAGAGGCCACCTCAGAGCCTGACTTCATGCGCGGACATTGCCATGTCATGGCCTTGGCTCTCCTGACGCTGCATCCCGATTGGCAGTTGCGTGCGCACATAGGTTGGGACGAAGATGCAGAAAGTGATAACGATTATCGAGTGGATCATGTCTATGTCGTTGCTCCCGACGGTACGGCCTTTGATTGCCGCGGTAGATTCGCCTCGGAACAAGAGTTGGTAGGCCCAGACGAGACCGGCGGCGCCGAAACACAGTTTGTAGATTATGACATCAGCAGGGTGCGGGCGGATGTAGCTCGTGGCGAACTGCGACCATTCAGCCGCAGAGATCTCGAACAGGCCCGGGCATTTGCGCAGAGAATGGATGAAAATTTCGCGGATGGCAAAATCAAAGGAAAAAGCAGACCTGGCCGTGTGCGACGCGCTGGTGCCAGTTGCAAGGGCAGTGTGACAGATCTGCGAGCTCGAGCCAAGAAATATGGTGGCGAACGGGGGAAAATGTACCACTGGTGCGCCAACATGAAGAGCGGCAAGAAGAATAAGTAAACACATGCGAGCCCGAGAATTCATCACAGAAACAGCCAGCGCAGGTGCCACTGCCGCGGGTGGTGTAGCCACCGTGGCCATGCCCATGTTCGCACAACGCAGGACCGAGCCCGTGGACGAGGATCTGCGCAAGTGGTTCCGTGAAAAATGGGTGCGTTTTGGCCCCGACGGCAAAATCCGTGGTGAGTGTGCTAGGGGAAGCGAATCCGAAGGCAAGCCCAAGTGCCTGCCGCAGAGCAAGGCACACGCCCTGGGCAAAAAAGGACGCGCATCTGCAGCAGCACGCAAGCGCAGAGAAGATCCCAATCCCGAGCGCCGCGGCGCAGCCAAAAACGTAGCCACAAGGAAAAAGTCATGAGGGCTCGAGAATTCATCCAGGAAGATACCGGCGTAGAAGTAGGTTCATCACCACGCACTGCGCGCATCATGAAACAACTACGGGCAGCAAACCCGCATGCCAACAGCGATATCGAAGCCCTGGTGTTTGATTATCGCCGCACACAGGGCCAGGACCGCGACGACATCATGCGCCTGGACCAAGAAAACGACGTAGAAGATCGGGAGATAGCTGACATCCAGCGACAGATCGACGCTCTCCGGAAACAGCGCAATCTGCGTGAAAAGAAAGACGCCTGTTACCACAAAGTACGCAGCCGCTACAAGGTATGGCCCAGCGCCTATGCGTCCGGAGCTCTGGTTCAGTGTCGCAAACGTGGTGCTAAAAACTGGGGCAACAAAAGTCGATCATGAGAGCGCAAGAGTTTGATCAAGGATTCCATGTATACTCGGCACGGGTCAAAGTCAAGAACCCCGGCTACACCATGGGCATAGATGTAGCTATATTCGCCAAGTCACCTGTGATGGCCAGACTGTTGTTGAAAGCACAATACGGTAATGATGCCCTGGTCACAGGTGTCACGAGGATCGCTTGAAAAAAATCATCCCAGTAAAGGTGGGTTGTTATGTGTACATGGACTGGCAAGGCAAGCCACCGCGCTATAGAGTCTGGGTACAGGATCAATTGTTCCATGAACAGCGATTTACCTGGGAACAGTGCTATCTAGAAGAACAGTTTGTGGTGTTGTGCCAGGGCGGCAAGGTTCCGGGACAATTTAGGAACTACCAAGTAACACATGAATTGCTGGATCCACAGCAAGCACGCATCACTGTGGTGAATTGGCACATACTGTCAGGTCCAGCCACCATAGATCAACAAGGCCTGATCACTATGCCGCACTGCTAAATACTCTAACTTTTCTGGAGTCAGCCGTGCTGGTAGATGATCTCAAAACTCTTTTGTCAACGCAGTATGCGTTCGTGGTCAAAGCCCAATTTTTCCACTGGAACGTAGAAGGCAGCGACTTTGCGCAATTACACGAATTTTTTGGTGACATCTATCAAGAAGTCTACGACAACAGCATAGATCGGACCGCAGAATTCATACGTATCCTAGACGATTATACCCCTGGCAGCTTTGAGAGATTTGCAGAACTCAGTCAGATCAAAGGGCAGCTCAAAGTTCCGCGAGCCCGGCTCATGATACAAGAATTGTTGGCTGACTGCCAGACCATGATCGATCTCCTCAACAGCACTTTTGCCACAGCGGAATCAGAAAACCAACAGGGTATCATGGATTTCTTAGCGCAGCGCATAGATGCCATGGGCAAGCATCGTTGGATGCTGCGTAGTTTCCTGAGAGAGGAACGGCAATGAACGATATCCGCGCGATACTCACACGCATAGATCAGATCGCAGAGTCAGATCTAACACCAACTTCGGTGACCAAAGGACTCAATCCGCAACAGAAATCAGTGGATCAGCTGCCCGCACTGTTCCATCCTAAAAAGATCCGTGCGCTGGGCAACAAACAAGATCCCCAGCATCCCATGGCCGGCAAGTTTGTGGGTGACAGCCGGGAACCGCAGGGCACTGCCCTAGAAGAGGCCATGACCGAGATAGAAGAAGACATGCTGAGCAAGGTCAAACGAGATCTCACCACGTACCTAGACAAGCTGGAAAAGAAAGCACAAGTAGATCGCGAACTCAAACAAAAAGCCGTGGATGCTGTGGAAAAAGGCCAAGCCGAAGAACAAGAAGTCGACGAAGACCCCACAGCCATAGACACCACTACTGCAGCGCCACCTGCACCCACACAGGATCCTGTGATGCCGGAATCAGCACCGGTTAAAACCGTGGCCATGGAAGACGGTGTGATGCTGGAGATACACGGTGATCAGCATCGTGGTTTTGAGATACGCAGAGGTGGTCGCAGCATGCTCACACGCTTCCCGGACATAGACCAGGCACAGATGGCCATTGATTTATTCCGTAATCGCCGCAAGAAATCCAGCTTAGATCAAGACTACGTAGAGGAACGCTGATATGCAAATCAATAATCTGTACGCCACACCACGCACTCGCCGTGTCACGATCACCGAAGCCTGGCTCATAGAAGAACCCATATACCAACAATTCCGTGCCGCGGGACGCATGCTGATAGAACGCACCGAGGGACAGGTGCTGACACCACAACAGATCACAGACATCTTCAGCATGGCCGAGAAAGGCATGAACGATGCTGGCACCAACCGTACTCTCATAGGCAAGGGCAAAGACGTGGCCACTGATGTTGCTTCTGCCATCAACAAGGCCTATCAAGGCGTATCACAGAAGATCAGCAACAGCGGTCCTGTGGCCGGTGCTGATAAGCTGTATGACAAACTCACGGACAAGATCAAAGCCGCTGCCGGCGGTGACGAAGGCACCGTGATGACGGCCATAAACAAATACCGAGAGTTCGCCAAGAAACATCCTGTGATGCAAGGTGCGATCTACTCGATCTTGATCGCACTGGCAGGTATCAGCGGTGCAGGTCTAGGCGGTGCTGCTCTGTTGGGCGGTATCAAAATGGCCGATAAACTATTGCAGGGTAACAAACTGAGCTCTTCGCTGTGGTCGGGATTCCTCACCGGCGCCACGGCCTATGGTGTCAGCAAAGCCGTGCAGGCGTTCCAAGGTGGAGGTGCATCAGGTGCTCCCACTGGCAGTGATACCGGTGAAGTACCCGGTGTGACCACACAAAGCGGCGATTTGGCCTCGTACAAAGTCCAACCCGGTGACACCTTGAGCCAGATCGCGCAGAAACAAAACGTCAGCGTGCAAGATCTCATGCAGGCCAATCCCCAGATCACTGATCCCAACAAGATCGCGGCCGGTCTCAAGATCGATATTCCCGCTCCCACGGGTGCTCCAGTATATCAAGGTGGTGTTGGTCTAGGTGGATCCACGCCCACTGGTGACACCGGTATAAACTTTCCCCCAGGCACATTTGCTGGCGGTGACACTGGTGTGGCCACTGACACCTTGGCACAGACCGCTCAATCCACTGCTGGTAACGCAGCCACCAGTACCGCATCCAATGCTGCCAGCAACGCAGCACAGGGATCTGTGCAGGCATTGACCCGAGAGCAATCAACAGCGTTGGGCCGCGAATTGGCACAGAAGATGGGAATACCACCTGGCAAAATCAGCATCCAACTCAACGGCACTATTCCCACAGCCATTAATGGACAACCGGTTCCCATGGAGCTGCTGACCCCGGCACAACAGCAATTGGTACAGGCTGGCCAATCCATGCGAGCAGCCAACGCAGCCAGCGCAGAATTAGCTCGTCAGGCCAGTGCAGGTCTGCGAGAAAACCGCAGGGCTCGCGCCAAACGCCGTCTATCAGAACTGCAGATCAATAGATTGTTCCGCAAGGTCAGCAGTCGTATGGTCATGGAAAGCCTCATGGAGTACACCGGGGATCCTGGCGCTGCTGCCAACACTGCCGCCGCACAACCAGCTGCTGCTGCACAACCTGCAGCCGCTGCCACCGCACAACCAGCCGCTGCCGCAGCGGCTCCTGCAGCCGCTGCCAAACCTGGGCTCATGAGCCGCATAGGCAGTGGACTTAAAACTTTGGGCAAACAGTTTACTACCAAAATCACTCCAGAAAAACTCAAGATGAACTGGAAGATAGCAGGTAGCCCCACTGACAGCGAGGCAGTGGCATTCTTCCTAGTGAGCCAAGGAGTTAGTCCAGACGTAGTAAAAGGTATCTACGCCCAGATGAAGATCACTCCGCCTACCAAAGGTAAGTTTGCTCCTCCAGCTGCTGCTCAAGAACCTGCAGCGGATACCGCTGGAGCTGCTGCAGAACCCGCTGCTGCAGACGCAACTGCACAACCCGCTGCTGCAGACGCAACTGCACAACCCGCTGCTGCAGACGCAACTGCACAACCCGCTGCCGCTGGAGCTGCTGCAGAACCTGCCGCAACCGCAGCCACCCCAGCTGCGTCAGAACCTCTTGCCACTGCTGCCCCGGAAGCACCGGCAGCTACAGCGGCATCTTCTGCCAAACAACCTGAAGCTGGGCAGGAACTGGAAATGCCTGGTACCAATCTAAAGTATACATTTACACCACAGTGGGTGGACAGCCAAGGCACTGCTGCTCCTGCTGCAGTGGCCAAAGTGTTGAACCAACTGGCATCTGGTGTAGGCAAGGCTGACATCGCCATGAGTGATCTCACAGCGGCCCGACGCGCAGTGGGACTCATGGCCAGCAAGAAAAATCGGGGCCGGATGCTAGAAACAAACCTCGAAGAATACACCGACGATGAGTATGAACAGGCCAAACGAGATTTCTTCGCACGTGGTGGAAAAGTCATCCAAGAACCCTACAAAGAACCCCGTCTCAAGACACGTTTGCGTAGGATGGGCAGCAGGCACATAGGCAAAGGCACAGAACCACGCGCTGGACAACTCTCAGGACGTGGCGCCAATGTAGCCAAAAATGGCAAACCCGTGGTCAGCAACGAATCGCTGCAATGGAGCAGTAAGTTTGACCCTACTGCCAGGCTCTGGGAAAACTTCACCAAAACTCGACCTTAGGACCGAGTGGGCGGCTGCTGCCCCAGGCCGGGAATTCGCTACTCTCGGTCTGCAGTGAGCATACATAAAGCATGAACAAAAACTATCGAGTGGCCGATATAGGCCTGGCTGCCTGGGGGCACCGTGAAATAGCCATCGCTGAAAGCGAGATGCCGGGATTGATCGCGATCCGGGACAAATATATCAACCAGCAACCCTTGCAGGGCGCACGCATCGTAGGCAGCCTGCACATGACCATACAGACCGCTGTGCTGATCAAGGTTTTGGTGGCCTTGGGCGCAGAAGTGCGCTGGAGTTCCTGCAACATCTTCTCCACGCAGGATCATGCTGCTGCAGCCATGGCAGACCTGGGCATTCCGGTGTGGGCTTGGAAAGGCGAGACCGAAGAGGAATACTGGTGGTGCATAGACCAGACCATCCAAGGATGGCAGCCCAACATGATCCTAGACGACGGGCATGACCTCACTGATCGCATACTCACACGCTATCCCGAAATAGCCGCGGGCATCTTGGGTGTCACAGAAGAGACCACCACTGGTGTGCTGAGACTGCGAGAGAAAGCCGCGGCTGGTACCTTGATCTTTCCTGCCATCAACGTCAATGATAGTGTAACAAAGTCCAAGTTTGACAATCTATATGGTTGCCGGGAAAGCCTGGTAGACGGTATCAAACGTGCCACTGACGTCATGATCGCTGGCAAGGTCGCAGTGGTGTGTGGATTTGGTGACGTGGGCAAAGGATCGGCTGCTGCATTGCGCAGTCTTTCGGCCCAGGTCTGGGTCACGGAGACAGATCCCATCTGTGCGCTGCAGGCCGCCATGGAAGGCTACCGTGTCGTGACAATGGATTATGCAGCAGAGCGCGCAGACATCTTTGTCACAGCCACAGGCAATGTGGACGTGATCCGCCGTGAGCACATGGACCGGATGAAACACAACGCCATCGTGTGCAACATCGGACACTTTGACAACGAGATCGATGTGGCTTCGTTGTCCGATCTCCGGTGGATCGAGATCAAACCACAGGTAGATCATGTGGTATGGCCTGATGGCCGGAGGATTATCTTGCTGGCTAGAGGCCGACTGGTCAATCTAGGGTGTGCCACGGGCCATCCCAGCTTTGTCATGAGCAACAGTTTTACCAATCAAGTCATTGCACAGATCGAACTGTTCAATCATCATGACCGGTATCAGGATGGTCATGTGTATGTGCTGCCTAAACATCTCGATGAAGAAGTGGCCCGGTTACATCTGGAAAAGATCGGTGCCCAACTCACTGAACTTACCCCTGATCAGGCTCGTTACATCGGAGTAGACGTGGCGGGACCATATAAATCGGATACCTATCGCTATTGACATCGCAGAAATTCCTTGTATAATAGCGTTTTAATCCGGAGATCCCATGACAGACAAAACATTCACAGCTGAACAAAAAGCCAAACTCACGCAGATAGTCAATGAAGGCATGCAGGTCATGCATGAGATCGAAACCCTCAATGGTGGACTTTCGGACACCATCAAGGCCGTGGCCGAGGAACTCGAGATCAAACCCAATGTGTTAAAGAAAGCCATCAGGCTGGCCCACAAAGCTGAATTTGGTAAAGAGCAGCAGGATCACGAGCTGCTGGAAAATATCCTCACAACCGTAGGAAAAACACTGTAATGCGTAGATATCTAGATTGGGGCCGACGTGCCACTCGCAGCGAATACTGGGGTGTGCTGATCATCTCGTGGATCCTGGCAGCGGTGTTGAGCATCGTGACCATAGCCGTGATGATCCTTGACGGTTTGTTTGTGTTGCTGGGCGGCCTGATCATGTTGGCGGGATTCATCGTGCTGATCTGGGCCATGTTGGCCACCACCGCCAGCCGATGCCGTGACGCTGGGATCAATCCCTGGTGGACCGCGGCCAGTTTATTGCCCTATGTGGGATTTGTGGTCATGATCGTCGTGGGATGCTTAAATACCCAATCCGCAGTGCAACCACAATAACCCAACGAGTCGCTGGCGTTACCAGCATGTAGAAAGGCAGCGGGGCCACAAACCCGAGGAGGAAGACTATTTCTTACATCGACGCAATTTTTGATCGCGAGCGCGATCGCATCCATGTGGTGGGGCGCCGAGACGGCGATCGCTACTATGCGGAATATCCAGCCACATACATCTTCTACTACGACGACCCTCGCGGCAAGTTCCGCAGTATCTATGGTGGCCCAGTGTCGCGTTTCAGCAGCCGCAACAACAAAGAGTTCCGACGTGAGATGGCTGCGCATCGGGGCGTGCAGCTCTATGAAGCTGACATCAATCCCGTGTTCCGATGCCTGGAGGAAAATTACAAAGGCCAGGACGCGCCGCGATTGCACACTGCGTTTTTCGACATCGAAGTTGATTTTGATCATGAACGCGGGTTTTCTAGACCCGATGATCCTTTCAATCCCATCACTGCCATAAGCATATACCTAGATTGGCTGGATCAGCTGGTCACCCTGGTGGTGCCACCGCGTCATATGTCAGACGACACCGCAGCAGAGATCGCGGCTGAATTTCCCAATACCTATGTGTTCCGCGACGAAGGTGAACTGCTGAAAACATTCTTGGATCTCATCGACGACGCAGACGTGTTGAGTGGTTGGAACAGCGAGGGCTATGACATACCCTACACAGTGATGCGCACCACGCGAGTGCTGAGTCGGGATGATACCCGGAGATTCTGCCTCTGGGGGCAATTTCCCAAACAGCGAACTTTTGAACGCTACGGTGCTGAAAACATCACATTTGATCTCGTGGGTCGCATACATCTAGACTACATGCAGCTCTACAGGAAATACACCTATGAAGAGCGACACAGCTACAGCCTAGATGCCATCCTGGAGTACGAGGGCCTGGAAGGCAAGACCAAGTTTGAAGGTACCTTGGACCAGCTCTACAATCAGAACTGGCGCACGTTTATTGAATACAACCGTCAGGACGTCAATGGCCTCAGAGAACTGGATCGCAAACTGAGATTCCTGGATCTGGCCAACACCCTGGCGCATGAGAACACAGTGTTGTTGCCCACCACCATGGGCGCCGTTGCTGTGACAGAGCAGGCCATCATCAACGAAGCACACGAGCGCGGCATGGTGGTGCCCAATCGAAATCAGCGGCTCACTGATGATGACACACAGGCCGCAGGTGCCTATGTGGCCTATCCCAAGAAGGGCATGCATGACTGGATCGGAAGCATAGACATCAACAGCCTGTATCCATCAGCGATCCGGGCTCTCAACATGGGACCCGAGACCATCGTTGGACAATTGCGGCCCATCATGACTGATCGACACATCCAAGAGCGCATGGGACGGGGCGACAGTTTTGCAGCAGCCTGGGAGGGGCTGTTTGGTAGCCTGGAATACACCGCCGTCATGGAACAACAGCGCGGCACAGAGATAACCATTGACTGGGCGTCAGGTGAAGAATCCATACACAGCGCAGCAGAAATATGGCGCATGATCTTTGATTCAAACCAGCCCTGGATACTTTCGGCCAATGGCACTATATTCACCTATGAGACAGAGGCAGTGATCCCAGGCTTGCTCAAGCGTTGGTATGCTGAACGCAAAGACATGCAGCGAAAACTCAAAGAGGTCACCACACGCGAGGAAGAAGAATACTGGGACAAACGCCAGCTGGTCAAGAAGATCAATCTAAATAGCCTCTATGGAGCTATCTTGAATCCCGGTTGCAGATTCTTTGACAAACGCATAGGCCAGAGCACCACGCTCACAGGGCGTGCTATCGCACAGCACATGGACGCCTATGTCAACGAATGTATCACTGGCCGTTATGATCACACCGGCGATGCCATAATCTATGGTGACACAGATAGCTGCTACTTCTCAGCCTGGTCCGCTGTGCGAGCGGAAGTGGAATCAGGACGCATGGAGTGGTCAAAAGAGACCGCAGTGGCCTTGTATGACAGCATAGCCGAACAGGTGAATCAGAGTTTTCCTGGCTTCATGGAGCGGGCATTCCACTGTCCCCGAGACATGGGATCAGTGATACGCGGAGGCCGCGAGATCGTGGCGTCGCGCGGTCTATTCATCACCAAGAAACGCTACGCGGTGCTGGTGTATGACAAAGAAGGCAAGCGCCAAGACATCAATGGCCGACCTGGCCGAGTCAAGGCCATGGGCCTTGATCTCAAAAGATCAGACACTCCCAAGGTCATACAAGAGTTCCTGTCAGAGATCTTGGATGATGTACTGGCCGGCGCGGACCGAGAATCCGTGATAGCGAAAATTCGCAGTTTCAAATTTGCGTTCCAGGAGCGCCCGGGCTGGGAAAAAGGATCGCCCAAGCGCGTGAACAATCTCACCATGTACGGCAATCGCGAAGCCAAGGAAGGCAAAGCCAACATGCCAGGTCATGTGCGAGCCGCGTTGAATTGGAACACCCTGCGTCGCATGAACAGCGACAATTACAGCATGCAGATCGTAGATGGCATGAAGGTCATAGTGTGTAAGCTGAAGTCTAATCCCCTGGGCTGGACCAGCGTGGCCTATCCCACCGACGAACTGCACCTGCCGCAGTGGTTCCGGGAACTACCGTTTGATGATGGGGCCATGGAGAGCACCGTGATAGATGGCAAGATCGACAATCTCCTGGGGGTCTTGAACTGGGATCTAGAATCAGCCACCAACACCACCAGCACACTGCAGTCGCTGTTCCAGTTCTCATGATTCTCAGTGATCTCATGCGCTATGCTGAAAATCTCCTGTTGTTGCAGCAGAATCTTCCACATCAGCAGTTCCTCACGGCGCTGGCTGGCACCATGCACAGCGTCCTAGACCACTCTTTGTTGCAGAGCCGAGGTCTGGCATCAGATCCCGGCCTGCAGAAACTGATCAACAGTGCTGCGCGCACTGAATCTCAGTGCCAGGATCTAGTTGACTGCCTGCGCGAATATCATGCTGTGGTAGAGGATATCATACGCAATCAGCAGGTACACATGCTGGCCGCCAGCCAAGATCTCTATCAACAGCAGTTCCGCGTGATCCCTGACTCGGTGCTGGAAAAGTCAGATTTGCCGCTCACGCCCGATCAACACCAGCTGTTGGTCAATCGTGTGTGGGCGCACTGTCATTCCAACTCGCCGGGACTGCTGATACGGCCCTACTATTCACAGTGGATCCCGATCATGGCCGGAGTAGATCAGCTGTATCTGTTTGACAACCACAGAGACACCGTGATGGATGCTTTTGGCGGGATCCCTGATCATCAGCAAGGACGTTATCTGCCATACTGGGGGCATGATCAAGACCCATGGCGAGATCTCCCGCGCCATCAGCTCAAGATCATATTGGCCTACAATTTTTTCAACTTCAAACCCCTGGACGTGATCTATCACTACCTCTGGGAATTGTCAACCATGTTGCGCGCCAATGGCCGGGTGGTCTTTACCTTCAACGATTGCGACTATGCTGTGAACTGTGCGCTGGCAGAAAAAAATGCCCAGTGTTTCACGCCCGGCCATCAGATCCGGCATCGAGCCCAAGACCTGGGATTCACGGTAGAAGATCATCAGCACTTTGACAACGGAGTGTCCTGGATGGTGCTGCATTGGAATCAACCCAAATGGCAACCACTCAAGGGCGGACCTTTTTTAACCAAAACTCATGCACGATGAGTGGATTTACAGTATACTCAACATCAAGGAGAACACAATGAAAGATCATTTACTGGACCTAGTAGAACACACACATGACGTTGGCTGCATCGACCTCATCAAGATCGTGGGCGATGACAAATCCACTGTGATCAGTGGCATCGCCAACGATGTCTCTGCAGTGCTGTCAGCAAAATTCAAAACACCAGTGCCAGAGTTCATAGGCACATTTGGCATGCCCAATCTCGGCAAACTCAAGATACTGTTGACTCTTCCGGAATATCGTGAAAACGCCCAACTCAATGTGCTGCACAAGCCTGACGGATCTCCTGAAGGTGTGTCATTCTGCAATGCCACTGGAGACTTCAGCAACAAATATCGATACATGGACGCAGAGATCGTGAATCAGAAACTCAAAACAGCCAAGTTCTTGGGCGTGCCCTGGCACATCGAATTTGAACCCAGCGTGGCCTCGATCCAGAGACTGCGTATGCAAGCACAGGCCAACGCCGAGGAACCCAACTTCCAGACACGGGTAGACAGCGGCAATCTCAAATTTTACTTTGGCGACCACAGCACCCATGCTGGAGAATTCGTGTTCCAGGCCGGTGTCACCGGCACACTGAAACGTGCATGGAGTTGGCCTGTGGCTGTGATACAAAACATCTTGTCACTCACAGGAGACAAGGTCATGCGTATATCCGATGACGGAGCCGCAGAGATCACAGTGGATTCGGGCCTGGCAGTGTACACCTATATCATCCCTGCACAGACAAAATAAGGAGTTGACATGAAATGGTTTGATCGATGGTTTCATCGCCGATGGTTGAACAGTTGGCGCAATCGCGATGAGCTGGAAGAGCTGCTGGCGGCACCCAACACCAAGCGTGGTAGGTCGATAGCTTTGGAAAGCGATGATGATCCGCACGATGTCAACGACGGCTTGCGCATCGCTGTGAAGAAAGTCATAGGTGGACATATCGTGACCTTCCGCGTGTATGATCGCAAAACAGACAGGTCTGATCAGCGTACCTACATCATCACCGATGATCAGGAATTTGAGCGTGAGCTAGGCAAATGCATCACCCTGGAAAGCATGCGTCGTTAGTTGATGTTGATACGACACCAGCCTACTCAACATTGGCCCGGTCATGAATATGGTTCGTCGTGGCTGGCCTATGACGCTGCACACATGCACAGTTTTGTCTATGTGAACATTCCCAAGAATGCCAGCACATGGATGACTGATGCCATGGGCAGCGCGACGAATTGCTGTGGATTCAACTATCTAAACAATTCATTCACGGGATCACATCAATCCTGGCATGCGGCTGCCAGAGAAGCCAAGCGTACCTATCTTGTGCTGTTGCGTGATCCCGTGTCTAGATGGCTGTCGGGATTAGCGCAAAATCAGATAGGCATAGATCCCACGAAACCACGTCACTACAGCCAGATGGGCTGGGATCGGGTATTGGAAAAAGTCGTGTTTGATGATCACACCGAGCCGCAGGCCAGTTTTGTCTCGGGCATTGATACTCGAAACATCGTGTGGTTTTGGGTGGATCACACGCTGTCCGAACAGGTACGGGCCTGGAGCCGTGACAATCTCACCATGACGCTGCCTGACATGGACCACGACCACACCAATCGCTACAATCGTGGGCATCTCCAGACCGCTCAGTGGTTTGCCGTGCCACGGTCTCGGCATCGGTTGCAAGGATCTGACTTTTCGTCTATAGTACAAGCTGGTTTACAATATCTCCAGCAGAATCCTGCAGGACTTGATCGCCTGAGAGATTTTTACCATTTTGATTATACCCTAATACGCCACGCTGACTTTTATCACGCCACTTCCAATGTCTGACACTCAACTTCTTCAACATAATTTCACTGCTGCGCAGAACGATTACGCGATTTTCTTGCCAGCCATATCGAGTTTTTACGCCACGTTCATAGGCCGCCAGCGCCATGAGCAATATGTGGATCCTGCACGCATGCCTGCGCAGATCAAGGACATGGAGGCTTTGAACTTCCTCAATGCACAGCGGGCGCTGTTTCCCTATCAGTGGGCTCTGTACAGCGCAGGCCACGCAGACCTAGATCTCACACGAGTGAATCCCAAAGAGGACATGATCCGCAATCGTGATCCCGCGGTGACCATGCTGTGCGATTCAGGAGGATTCCAGATCGCCAAGGGTGTGTGGGAAGGTGACTGGCGGGCCAATTCAGGTTGTCCGCGAGCACAAAAGAAACGCGAGGCAGTGCTGAAGTGGCAAGATGGCTTGGCCACATACGGACTCACACTGGATATACCCACTTGGACTTCGCAGTGGCCAGGCAGCACTGAAAAGACCCGGATACGCGATTATCGCGACGCGGTCGAGGCCACCATATACAACAACGACTACTTCATAGCCAATCGCCGTGGTGTGGACCAGGGCGGAGCTCGGTATCTCAATGTGCTGCAGGGTGCCAATCATCGCGACGCTGACTCATGGTACGACACCATGAAACACTACTGCGATCCCAGCAAATATCCCGGCAGGCATTTCGATGGTTGGGGCATGGGTGGACAGAACATGTGCGACGTGCATCTCATACTTCGGCGCTTGGTGGCCTTGAGATATGATGGGCTGTTGCAGCCGGGTGTGCATGACTGGATGCACTTCCTGGGCACATCCAAACTGGAGTGGGCAGTGCTGCTGACAGCACTACAACGCGCGGTGCGTAGGCACGTGAACCCCAGATTCACCATAAGTTTCGACTGTGCATCACCGTTCCTGGCCACAGCCAATGGACAGGTGTACTATCGGATCGATTTGCCCGACAACGGCAGGTGGAGTTACAAGATGTCGCCCATCGTGGATGATCGGCGGTGGAGCTCAGACACCAGGCTGTATGGCCAGGCCGCGCTGCAGGAAGGTTGGATCGATCATTTTGACGAAAGTCCTGTGAGCCTGAGATGCCAGCTCAAAGATATCTGTGTGTATCAACCCAACCAAACCAACAAAAACGGCAAAGTGGCCCGGACCAGCTGGGACAGTTTTAGCTATGCACTGCTCATGGCGCACAATGTTTGGCTGCACTTGGAATCAGTGCAGCGTGCCAACCGGCAGTTTGATGCAGGCGAGAGACCCGGCATGATGTGGCATCAGAACGGTGACCATGCGCGATTTGAAGATCTAGTGGAAGATATCTTTGCCGCTCCAGACCGCGCCGCGGCCGAGGCCCTGATCGAACGCTATGATCGTTACTGGATGGACATCGTTGGCACCCGCGGACTCAAAGGCAAGAAAACCAAAAACGCCACCACGCAATTCAACCGATTATTTGCAGTAGAGCAAACTGAGGTTGACGCACCGCCCGCAGACACAGTAGAATTAGACGAACACAAACTAGACCAACTAGAACAGGATCAAGCATGAATAGACCCGGACACCAAGACACTGAGTTTTTCCTGGGCACCGAAGTAGAGCGCACTCCCGCATACGGTGAGCGAACGCTGTTCGTGGTGGGACTGCAAACAGAGTCTGCTATAGATGCGGCTCTGCGGGACGCAAATCTCGACAGCCTACCCAAACCCATACGACACATATTTTTCGGTGCCAATCACAGCTACGATCCCAGGACAGTCGCGGAGATCATGGCCTGGGAACGGGTCATACAACTGTACCTGGATCGTGGATTTCTCTGCAGCCTGGACATACCCATGAATCAGGTCGAGGGATTCCACGAAGGTGGACTGTGCGAGCATCGCAACTTTATACCACAGATCCGTGTGAGCATACCCTACATCGGCCTGTGGAACTACAACACCATGCTGAAAATCGATGATCGAGATTTCGCTGCCACCAATCCCGGTGTGTGGTGCCACAGCCTACATAATCTACAAAGCCGGGAAACTTTCACTGACTGGAATCAATACTCCTGGGATCAACCATTATGAATCAACAACACAGAGACAACATCGAACGCCGTAGAGCCGCAGCGGATCGCAAGATCTGGGTCACGTTCCAGAGAGAAGGCATACATAGATATCCAGCGGCCGAAACAGATCCGCTGCTTGCTACAGGAGATTGGCGTGATGTATCGTTCCTTGCTCATCCTCATCGTCACATATTCCATTTTCGTGTTTGGATCGATGTCTACCACAATGACCGAGACGTGGAGTTCATACAGTTCAAGCGATGGCTTGAAAGGTTGTATCATGGCGAATCGTCTGTACTGTCGCTAGACTACAAAAGCTGCGAGATGATCGCAGACGACCTATATACACGCATCGCTGATCAGTATCCTGATCGTGCGGTGTGGATCGAAGTGTCAGAGGATGGCGAGAACGGCTGCCTGATACGCTACGAGACCACCAAACCCAATCTATCAATCACTATCTAACAGGAGTATATCATGGGCCGTCCCCAGATCCGCAGTAACCCCCGCGTCACAGCCACCTTTGACGATCTCGATCAGTATCTGGCGTTTTGCCGGGGGTATGGTTACCGCTATGACGAGCGGGATCTCTACAACTGGAAGAGCTACGCTTACCAGCAGTTCAACAAATTCTTGCAGGGCAAGAATGCCAAGGACATGTGGGCCGAAGATGCTCGCAGGTCTTATCGGCCGAGATAACAGATGCAGCAACACCTGGTCCTAGCTGGTTGCAGCTGGGCCTGTGGTGAGTGGCGTGCCGGCAGTGACAGAGACATACATCTCGAACATCCCGGCATGTCACAGTATCTACAGCCTGAATATCGTGTGACCAATCTGGCCAGACCTGGCTACAGCAACTGGCAGACCCTGTACGCAGTCTGGAACTATCTACGACATGCTGTGTCACCGCCTGATGTGATCATCGTGTTCCAGACCGACAGCATGCGAGACGCAGCGCACGAACGATTTGATGTAGATTATCAATCTCTGTATGCGCGCAGCCAGGACCTCCAGGATTTCTACTGCCGTGCCACGGAAATATTCTATTACAAGCTACAGGCGCTGAGCCAGGAATTCCAAAAGCCAGTGATGCTGTGTGGTGCTCTCACTGATGTTGACGTCGCCACAGCAGCGCCGCATGCTAGCATCCAGGTATTGTGCGACAGCTGGATCCGTTTGTTCAGTCCAGAACATGAGGCCAGTGTGGTGCCCATGACCCTGGAAAGCACGTTGTTGCAGCGGGCCCGGGCAGCACAAAATCACGGTCTGGTGTCAGATATCCTGGCTCGAGCAGACCAACTCTGGGCCCAAGCCCAGGATCTCATGGACACTGAATGGATGGGACCCAGCTTTGGAGATTTCCATCCCAGTCGCAAAGCGCATGAGATCATGTCACAATACATCAAAGATTACCTAGAGGAACACCAATGAGAAAACTTTTTTACATGGGCTTGGAAAGTTATCAAGCTCGTTATACCCTGCAGCTCACTGAGTGGAACCGGCGCGTGTTTGAACGACGCGGCATAGATGCGGTATATGTGCCGGGTCTCACGCTGGACAACAGCCAGCGAATATCAGTGGGGCAGGTCTTGGATGCTCATGGACGCAGCTATTTTTCCATGAGCCAGATGATGAACCTAGTGAGGCTAATGCAACAAGGGGAGGTCACAGCAGACGATGTGGTATTCTTTGAAGACATGTTTCAACCCGGTATCGAGAGCCTACCTTATATCATGGATCAGATCCCTAGCAATCAGCGTCCTCGCGTTTTTGTTCGCTGTCTTGCTCAGTCCATTGATCCTGATGATTTCGTTCATGTCTGGGGCATGGCGCGCTGGATGGGTCTCTATGAGGCCATGGTCAATGAGTTTGCTGCCGGAGTTCTCGCCACCAACGAAGAGATGGTTGCTCACATGCGCATCGCTGGCTGGCGTGCTCCTCTCTATAACATTAGCGGTCTAGCGTTTGGACGCGATGAAGTGCGGGAACGCATAGGTGGTGCAGGTAACATCCGGGCATTTGATCAAAGAGCCATGCGTGTGGGATTTGCCGCGAGATTTGATCAGGAAAAACAACCTGACTTCTTCATGGATCTCATCGAGCTTTATCACAGCCAGGGCCAGCAGCGTGCCAACATAGAATTCTGCATATTCCAAGGCGGAGAGCTACGCAGTAACCGAGCAGAAGCCGTGACACGGGCGCGTGATCTAGAGGCGCGCGGACTGCTGCGCATCTATGAAAATCTCACCAAAAACGATTACTACAACCTCCTCAACGATACCCGTGTGTTGTTCAACTGCGCGCTGCAGGACTGGGTTTCCAACACTGTCAGCGAGGCCGACGCCCTGGGTGCCAATGTGCTGTATCCGGCCTATCGCAGTTTTCCCGAGACATTCGCCAACGATGCCGAGAGACTCTATGTGCCCTGGAGCCCAGCGGATGCCATCACCAAGCTGGAACATCTCTTGACCGCACCACATCACCGCCAGGGAGCGATATCTGCCTGGAACGATGGCACCATAGATCGCATTGTGGATATCCTAGAGGGACGCGGTGAGCAGTGGCGTCGTGACGGTGCCAGGTATCGTGATCACGTGGCAACACCAAAATACTAGGAGACTCAACAATGTTGGTAGCAATCACAGGCATTTCAGGATTTATCGGTGGTCAGGTCGCGCTGTATCTACATTCATTGGGCATAGAAATCCTGGGCGTGGATCTACGCCCCTGCTCACCAGAAATACAGGCCACCTGCGTGCGATTCGTGCAGGATGACTATGGTGGGATCCATGCGCACAAGGCCATGATGGACATGCGTCCCGAAGCCATACTGCATCTCGCCGCCAGCAGTCTAGTGGCTCCCAGTATCGCGCAACCCGAACAATACATCCACAACAATGTGTTCCGGCTGTGGCAGATGACACAGTTCTGGCGACAGGTCCTCCCACGCACACGCATAATATTCAGCAGTTCAAGCTCAGTTTATGGCGAACCTCGTTCGGTGCCAATCACCGAGGATCATGGATTCAATCCCATGAGTCCCTATGGGCAGACCAAACTCACTGGTGAATTCATCCTGCACAGCGTGGCTCGTGCCTATGGTCTAGAGGTCGTGAGTTTCCGATATTTCAATGTGTGCGGCGCTGACCCCGAAGCACGTCACGGACAAGAACCCGGTGCCACGCACATCATAGCACGGGTGCTGGAGAGCCTCAGAGATGGCACTGAATTCCGTCTCAACGGTGATGACTATGACACCGCCGATGGCACCTGCGTGCGCGATCATGTGCATGTGCAAGACGTGGCACGGTTACACGCATTGGCACTGTATCCTGCGCTGCAGCCTGGGGCATACAACGTGGGCATACAGCACGGGGCCAGCAACCGTGAAATCATGGAGCTGGCTCAAGAAATCACAGGACGGCAACTCAAGTACACCGTGGGTCCACGGCGAGCTGGTGATCCTGGACAGTTGCTGGCCGACACCACCAAAATCAGATCACAGGGTTGGGAACCACAATATTCTCTGCGCGACATGATCCAGCATGCCTGGGCTTGGTACAATCGATGAGCTTTCAGGCGCTGTTTGAATTTGAAGCCCGGCTCAGTGAATTCACCCATGCACCCTATGTGGTACTCACTGACTGCTGCACCCATGCCCTAGAATTGGTGATGCGATACGATGGTGTGCGGCGCACCAGATTCACTGCCCGCACATACATCAGTGTCCCCCAGATGCTGAACCGCCTAGACATTGGGTTTGGCATGTCTGATGAATCCTGGCAAGGCGAATACCAGTTCCATGCCACCCGCATCTGGGATTCAGCACGCAGGCTTGAACCCGGCATGTATCGACCCGGCGCCATACAATGCATCAGTTTTGGCCACAGCAAACCCTTGAATCTCGGTCGCGGGGGTGCTGTGCTGCTGGATGACGCAAGAGCCTATAAATGGTTGAGCCGCGCGCGCAGTGATGGTCGGGATCTCGCCACAGAGCCTTGGTGGAGCCAATCGCAATTTGATGCCGGCTGGCACTACTGCCCGACTCTGGAGCTGTGTGAGCGGGGCATCCAAAAGTTGGCGACATTCCCCGGTGGTATCACGCATCAAGATTATCCAGATCTCAGAAACTTATCCATAAAATCCTTGACAACGACCTAAATATCTCCTACAATCAAACATGGAGGAACTATGACAGACAGACATCTCAGCGACATCATACGCGAACGCATCCAGCAGGCCGGTGCGCGTTTCCACTCAAACGACAATATCTCAGATTTCGTGACACCAGAAGAAGTAGATCAATTGGTAGACGAAGTGGCAGAAAAAATGCAGGGCGTGCTACACAGCCTGGTGATAGACACTGCCAACGATCACAACACACAGGACACGGCTCGCCGGGTGGCCAAGATGTTCGTCAAAGAGACATTCAGTGGTAGATACTTGCCTGCACCACGAGTCACAGCGTTTCCCAATCTCGGCTACAAGAGCCTCTATACCACGGGTCCCATCTCGATACGCAGCACCTGCGCACATCACTTCCAAAACATCGTGGGACGTTGCTGGGTAGGTATCGTGCCTGACACAGAGGTCATAGGACTGTCCAAGTTCAATCGCCTGGTGCATCACATCTGCGAACGCCCACAGATACAGGAAGAGATGACCACGCAGATCGCCGACGCTCTCAAACAATATGCCCGCACAGATCACATCGCAGTGGTGGTCAAAGCCGAGCATCACTGCATGACACAGCGCGGCGTGCGTGAGCATGAGTCTGACATGACCACTGCCATCATGCTGGGAGCGTTCCGAAGTGATCCTGCCTTGAAGAAAGAATTCTATGATATCTGCCTGTCCATGAAAGGGCATGATTGATGACTGATCTAGAGCAAGCACAGCGTGAGGGCGTAGCGCCCTGGGATCTCTTGGTGTCCCAGGACCAATATGTGCAGGTATTCCGCGATAGATTTCCCGTGACCCCGGGCCATCTCTTGTTCGTACCGGTGTACAACAACAGTCACATGATACGCGAAGCTTTTTTCGCTGCGCAGTGCCTGGGTGACAGCATGGTAGATCGCGGTGAATGCGATGGCTACAATGTGGGACTCAACATGGGCCGTGCAGCAGGGCAGACTGTGATGTATCCGCATGTGCATCTCATTCCACGCAGATCCGGTGATTGTGAGGATCCCGTGGGCGGTGTACGGGCAGTGATCCCAGGGCAGGCCAACTATCGCAGCGCCAGCTACAGGGTCATGGAAAACCACGTATAAATATCAGTTTCAAGAGGACTCCAGGCATTCATCCCTCTCTAAATATTCTGCATGCCATCAAACTTGCTCCAGGAGAGACTAGAGATGGCAAAGTACATTTCAACCAAAACTTATAGGCAACTAGGCCCTGTGGCCTATCGACAGTGGCGAGCTGACAGCCACTGCAATCTCATACATGGATATGCCCTGACGTTCCATTTTGAGTTTGAATGCGACACCTTGGATGCGCGCAACTGGTGCGTGGATTTCGGCGGACTGCGCGAGCTCAAATACAAGCTAGAAGACTGGTTTGACCATACCCTCTTGGTGGCACAGGACGATCCTGAGCGCGAGACCTTGCTGGAACTGGGGCGCAAAGGCTTGGCCAAGATCACCGAAGTAGAGAAAACCGGTTGCGAGGGCATAGCAGATTTCTTGTACGAATACATCAACACCATCATGCTGCCCTCATGGGGCGGTGACGCAGATCGTGTATGGTGCTGCCGCGTGGAAGTGCGCGAGACCGATTCAAACATGGCCATGAGAGTTGGCCACAGGGAGGACAATGAGTTCACAGACTGATAGCATACGATACGACATCTCAGTGCTGCTGGCCACGCGCGGGCGCACTGATGCCTTGAAACGCAGTGTAGATAGCCTGCTAGACAACGCTGCGCAGCCTGATCGAGTGCAGATTTTGTTTGGGTTTGATCGCGACGATGATCGGGGACTGAAATTTTTCCAGGATACTTATCAAGCAGAACTACAACAACGGCAGGCCAACTTCACTGCCATGGTGTTTGATCGCATGGGGTATACTGGTCTGCATCGCTACAGCAACACCCTGGCGCGGCACGCACCAGCACACTGGTTGATGATCTGGAACGACGATGCACTGATGCAGACCCAGAGCTGGGATCGAGAGATCATGCAGTATCAAGGTCAGTACCGCCTGCTGAGCGTACACACACATCGAGATCATCCCTACAGCATATTTCCCATAGTGCCGCGCACCTGGTATGAATTGCTGGGCTACATCTCTCCGCATCCCAGCCAGGATGCCTGGGTCAGCCAACAGGCCTACATGTTGAACATATACCAACGCATACCTGTTTGGGTAGTGCATGATAGATTTGATCTCACTGGCAACAATCAAGACAGTACCTATCAAGAACGCATCATCCTAGAGGGCAGGCCCGATCAGCCCGGAGACTATCATCACCGAGACATGATTGCCTTGCGAATGACCGATTGTCATCGCATGGCCAAGAACATGAAACATCAATACCACATGGATGTGAGCTTCTGGGAAAACGTGGTCAATGGACGGCAAGATCCCTGGGTGCAGCTCAAAGCCAACGATGTCAATCAACAAATGGTGCAGTTCAAGAATCCATACACGCATTTCGCAGTAGAAACCCCATCCACGTCCAAGCCCATGGGGGCTTGATCAGGGATCACCCGGCCCCGGGCCGACTTTACTCACTGAGAGGAGATTATGAGTACAACTGTAACCTTGCATGACCGGTTCCATGAGTCAGACGTCTTGACGTTTGACCGGAACACCCTGGCCTGGGTCATAGGCTTGGCCGCCACGTTTATTCTCACCATGACCGTGGCTGACTTCGCGGCAGTGAAGTTCCTGGATCTAGGCTGGGTCATGACCCCGGCTGGTAGTTTGTTGTTTGCTTTTGTTTTCGTCACTCGCGACATGTTGCACAAGCTGGTGGGTGGTGCCATGGTCAAAAAGATCATCTTCATCGCCATTGCGCTGAATGTGCTCACGGCCTTGTTCATGTGGCTCATGACCACGCTGCCTGCGCCCAGTTTCCGGCCCAGCGATGCGTTTGACACTGTGTTTGCCCTGGCACCAGCCATCGTGGCAGGTTCGATCATAGCAGGACTCATCAGCCAATTGGTCAACACCTGGGTGTATCAGAAGCTGTGGGATCGCGGACATGGCAACTGGAGCCGCACTATATGGAGCAACGTGGTTAGCTTGCCTGTGGATGCTGTGTTCTTTACCATCCTGGCTTTCGTGGTGTTTCCCCCGTTGTTTGGTGCTACACCCATTGAACTGGGCGCGGCGGCAGCACGCATCGCTAGTGGACAGACCTTGTTCAAGCTGGCCATCATCCTGGTACTGACACCCCTGGTGAGCCTCAGTCCCACACGTGAAGAAGCACGCGAGCTCAAGTAATGACCAATCCACTGAGCCAACCTTGGACTTGGTGGTTTGAGTGGGGGATCACGGCACTGTTGATAGTGGGCGTGATCCTCACCAGTTTCAATGTCTACCCACTCAATATCTATGTGTTGCTGGTCAGCAACTTCGGCTGGGTCATACAGGCCGTGCTGTGGCGCAAGACCAGCTTGTTCATCGTGCAACTCGTGGTAACGGTGATATACGTCATAGGAATCATCAACACTTGGCTGTAAAATAAACGCATGGAAAAGATAACCTACACTGAAATATTCTACAGCCTGCAGGGCGAAGGACGCTGGGCCGGTGTGCCCAGTGTTTTCTTCCGCACGTTTGGCTGTAACTTCCGCTGCCGTAAATTCGGCAGACCCCGAGACGAAGAG